CGGCAAAAGCCCCGCCGCTGCCGCTGAGCGCCGCACTCCAGATGCCGAGGGCCGCGGCGGCGGGCGTTTCCGGGAACAGCGGCCAGCTGCCGTCCAGCTGCCACAGATCGTCCTCCAGCGTGGCAAACCTGGGGATGTCGGCGCCGCCGAACAGATCTGCCGGGTCGCAGAAGCTCTCCGCGCCGGCGGCCGTGCCCGTTGCGGCCTCGGCCGCGCCCACGGCGTAATCCTTGTAGGTTATCGTTACTTTGGACATGGATACCTCCCGGTGTCCAAATTGGACACGCTCACGACGGTTCGATGTTCGGCGCCATGGGCGTGAACGTCACCTTCAATCCGCTCCAGCGCCTCACGCCGCCGATGATGCCTTTGTATTCATACTCCACCTTGGTGATATAGGCGTCGAAGGTGATATCCGTATCCAGATCCGGGACGGTCATGCTGACATACTTCACCGGCTGCCGCAGCTTGCGCACGAGCGCGGAGAACTCCGTCAGATCGTACTGTTTCATCTCGAACTCAATAACATAAGAGAGATAGGTGCCGAGGATGTCCCGGATCATAATGCCGTTGGTACTGCGGCCGGCGTTATCGCCGTCGGTGATGTTTGCCGTCGGCTTCAGGCTGGTGATGGCTAGGTCGTAATAGGTGCCGTCGATACCCACAAGATTCTGCATCATGCGCCTCCTGTCACGGCGTGCGGACCTACCCGGTGCGCCTCCGCCTCAAGATAGGGGTTCAGCAGCCGCGCCAGCGGCGCCAGCTGCCCGCTGAATATCACCTTTGCGTTCACATCCACGTTCCCGCCGTCATAGCCCTGCAGCGCCGTCATCATGGCGTCCACAATGGTGGACAGCGGGCTCTCGATGTTGGTCTGGCCCGTCGGCTGATCGTTGACGATGGCCGCGAAGGGCGCGCCGCCGGAGAGTACCGCGCCGGTGGCAAGCCGCGGCAGTGCCACATGGGCGACCGTGGGGAGGTTGAACCCGACAATGCTGCCGCCGATACCCGGCACCCACTTCGGAACCGTGAAGTGCAGGCTGTTCAGCGCGTTCACCAGTACATTCACGGCGTCCACGCCTTTGTTGGCGAGGCCTTCGAAAAATCCGATCACACCGTTGATACAGGCTCTGAAGCCATTTGTCAGCGGCGTCGTCACATATTTTTCAAACCAGTCTTTTACCGTGCCGAAAACATCCTTGATGCCATTGACAGCGGTCGCTGCGTTTTCCTTGACGCGGTCTGTGACGGCCGTCCAGGCCTCGCTGATCCGGTCGCCTACGCCGCGAAAGTAATCCCCGGCCGCGTTCCAGGCGTCCTTGATGCTCTCCCAGCAGCCGACGGCGAAAGACTTGATCTCATCCCAGTGCGCGATGCACAGGATGATGACGGCGATCAGCGCCGCGACAGCAGCCGTCACGAGGCCGACGGGGCTCGTCAGAAACGCGATGGCAGCGCCGATGCCCTTCACGATGCCGGTCACGGCCAGAATTGTCTGGCCGATCCCCATGGCTACCGACATAAAGATCTTCCCGGCATTGGCCGCCGTCAGAAACAGCGCCGCGGTGATCGCCAGAATCTGTGCCACCTCCGGATGGGCGCTTACCCAGTCGCTTACGTCCTTCAGCGCGCCGGCCAGCCATTTCAGCACATCCACGATCACGCCGCCCGTCCAACTCGCGATGGGCTGCAGGATGTTGTCCCACAGCCAGGAGAAGATCGGGGCGATTGCCGTGATAACGCTGCTCAGAAGGGACAGCGCCCCGGACAGGGCGTCCAGAAACGCCGGCAGTGCGTCAGAGATTGTCCACTGCGCCAGCGGCTCCAGAATATTGTCGTAAATCCATCCAAGCCCGGCGCCGATTCCGGCGTTAAACCCTGCCAGTGCCGCCTTGAACCCCGCGAACGCGGTATTGAGCTTGGAAAAGTCCAGGCTGTCCGCCGTCTGCTTCAGCCGGTTCAGAACCTTCTCCAGCCCCGTCAGACTCTCGCTGGCGGCGTCGGCTGCGGTGCCGGTATCGGAGATCCCGCTGCCGCTGGTGGAGACATCGCTGCCGCCGCTGCCGGAGCCGCTGCTCGTAGTGCTCAGCTTCTGCAGCGTGTCGAAGCCGAAGGTACTGAGATTTTTCGCCGCGGAGCCTGCCGCATTGGTGGAATCCGTCAATCCGTCAACGGCGTCGCTCGCCGCCCCGCCGTAACTCACCACTGCGGCAGAGCTTTTTGCGGTTTTGCCAAACACATTTGCGATAGACTGTGCAACCATATTTGCCAGGGTCGCCATATTGGCCAACACCCGGCAAATGCCGTTCAGCGCCGGCAAGAACGCGGTCAGGCTTGTCGTCACGGCCTGGCCGAACTGCTCTTTGATGTCGCCCAGGACGTTGCTCACCTGTTTCAGCCGGCCGGAGGGCGTCGCCGCCATGGCCGTGTTCATCTGGCCCACGTTGTTTGTGATGATCTCAGCCAGCACGGCGGCCCGCTGTTCCTCGTCGCCGTACTTGATGGCGGCGGCCTCGGCGTCGGAAAAGGTGATGCCCACGCGCCGCAGCGCCGTCACCTGGCCCTGCATGGCTTTGCCCATCAGGTTGCCAACAGTGGTGGCATTCTCTGTCGTGGCTTTCAGGCCGTTCTGCTGCACGATGAGATTGTTCATCACGGGGATCAGGGTCTGCAGCGACTTCGTCTGATTGAGAAACGTCGCCAGCTGCTGCGCCCCGGCCAGCTGCACCTCGTCGCCCACCACGCCCAGCTTCTGTTGGGCGCTGGTGAGCGCAAGGATACTTTTAACCTCTGCGGTGCTGGCGTTCATGCGCTGCCCCATTATGGTGGCCAGTTTGGTCTCGCCCTCCACTTGGGTCTCGTAGGCCGTCTTGGCGGATTTGGCAAACGCCACGATCGCGGCGGCCGACAGCGTTACGCCCAGGGTGCCCAGCACCCGGTTGAGCTTCATCGTCGTCGCCTGCATTGCGCTGCAGGAGCCGGCGAGAGAAGCCCGCATGCCCGCCATACTGGTCTTCGCCTTGCTCGCCTGCTTTGTAATGGCGGAAAAGTCCGCGCCAGCGCGGACCATGATATTTTTCAATGCGGGCAATCAGTCCACCTCCTCGCCGCCGAGCAGCGCGTTCAGCGCCTTGACCTGCGCGTACATCTGCTCATCGGTCATTTTTTCTGCCTTTTCACCGCCGTAGGCATCCTCATAGTCCGGCGCCCTCTTGGCCCATACCATGGCCCGGATCAGCAGGCTCAGGTTGTAGATATTGCGCTGGGCGATCTGCTGATCGTCCCTGCGTTTCTCCATCCAGGCGGAAACGCAGGCACCAAATTCACTCGGGGTGAGCCTCTCCCATTCGGAGGGGCTCATCCCGATCACGGCGGCCAGGCTCAGGCTGTCTTGCCAGTTCCAGCCGCCGGGTCGGCGTTTTTTTCGTCGCCCTCCTCTGCCGCCGGTGAGGGCGCCGCGTCGGCGTAGGCCAGTTCCAGCGCCTTACCGGCCGCGCCGATCAGCGCGCCGGGCGTCATGGTGTCCATTAAGGCTTCCATATCGGTCACCTTCAACGACTCGCCGTTTTCCTTGGCGTCGGCCAGCAGCATAGAGTAGTACAGCGCTTCCAGCTTCACGGGATCCTGGATCGCGTCCTCCATGTCCTCCAGCTTGCAGGCCGTGAGTTTGGAAAAGGTCTTCATGGCTCTGTGGGTCAGACGCAGCGCGCGCGGTTTGTCCATGTTGACAATGACCTCGCCGGCCTCGCCGACTCGCCACTGTTCTCTCTTATCCATCGGATCTCACCTCTCAGCCCGCGGGGGTCGCCGCCAGTGTGGGCGCGCCGGAGATTTTCAGTTTGGCGTCGAAGGTGATGGCGTCGGATACGTCCACGCCGGTCTTGAACTCGGTTACCACGGCCTTAAAGGTCCAGGTCTTCCCGATGGCCGTGGGAAACTTAATGCTGCAATCTGTGATCGCGCCGCTGTTCAGCAGCGTATACATCTCGCTCTGACCTTCGTCAGCGCCATCCATATAGCCGGAAACGGATACTTCGCCGGGATCCTTGAAACCGGCCACGAACTCCTTGTAGCCGGTGCTGTTGGCGAGATCGGTCACCTCGACAGAATCGGCGGTGACATCGATGCCGTCAATGGACTTCAGCCCGCCCACGGGCTTGGTGCCTACCGTCAGCGTGGTGCCGACAGATGCGGATTTGCTCATAGGGTTACCTCCTTAATTGATCAGATAATCCAGATGCAGGTACAGCGGCTTGCGCCAAAGCCCCACACCGGACTCATAGAAATTTGGCTGGGTTTGACGGCACTCCGCCGCCTGGATCGTAATCCCGTCATGCTCTGTTCCCTCCAGCGCTTGCAGCACTGCCATCACGGCGCCGCCCAGCGTCTGCATTGCCAGATGGGTGCCGGCCACCACATGGACCTGGTAATCCGCGCCTTTCAGCCCTGTCAGCCCGTCCAGTGCGCGCTCCTCATCGCCGGCCTCCTGCAGATAAAAGCAGAACGGCGCGGCGGCGTCTTTCAGCGCCTCGTGGGGATAGACCTTGCCGGAAAGCGAAGCCACACCGCTCACGGCGGAAACGATGATTGCGTCTATAGATGTCGCCATATGAATACCTCACTTGCCCCAGGTCTCGTCGAGCTCGGCGATCAGCGTCTGGGTCATGGTCTCCTTGGCCGCCGCGCTGCTCTCCTCCGCGCCCTGGCGCATAAAATGATAACCGGGCACATAGCTCAGCCCGCCGCCCTTGGAACGCGTTAAAAAGCCAAACTCCATACTGGCCGGATAATAGGCATGGCCGTTTTTAGTGGTTTTACTCCCTGCCGCGCCCGGTTTTTTCACGGGCTTCTGTAGCAGCTCATTCATTCCGGGATCAAAGTAAACGTCATACACTTTTTTCCCGCGGATCCTGCTGCGTTCGCCGTGGCGGATGATGCTGCGCTTCAGATTGCCGGTCTCCCCGACAGGGACTTCGCCCTTCACCGCCTTGCGCGTCACATTGGCACCTTTGCCGGCCGCTTTTGTCACGGCCTTCTGGGGCAGCTGCCCCGTGGCGGCCAGGCGGTCGATCACGGCCTTTGTTCCGGTTTCCTTAAACCAGACACCGGCGCCGCTCATGGCACCTGCTCCGTCACGCTGAGGACCAGAAACGGGGTGCGTTCGTCGGTAGCTACCGGCGGGATAATATCAAAGACGCGACTGCCCAGG